TTCTCCTATTAGAATTGTAAGATTGCGTAATCATATTTTAGTGTTAATTGAATTTCTGCGGGGTCACTTGATGCATAATCCATATCACCAAAGTTTGCAGTTTCAATATAAGTACCTTTTAATGTCCATTCTTCTACTACGTCACCAACTGGTCCTAGCATATTGAATGTAACATCTTTTTTATAAAAATCTGAGTATCCATCACGACCTGTTACTGATTCGTGTGATAACCTAACCCATTCCATAACCGCTTGTGCACCACTTGGAACTACTGGATCATAAAGTGTGACCTCAACAGGCTGCCATGAACCTTTACCCTTGATGTATCTTTTTACATTAATATGGTCTAAAACAATCTCTTCGAACTGAATACTTGGTCTGTTCGCTGTTTTAACTAAATATGATGGTATACCTTCTATATACATGATGAACCGATTCTTTGTTTTCGGTTCAAACGGTGTGAACATAATTTCTGAAGGATCTAATGTAGCCATTCTTTGTTCTCCTAAAAAGTCTTTTGTTTGTACTCATAAATAAATATCAAATAAAGAAATTTTAAGTAAAAAAGAAAAACCCCAATCGAAATTGGGGCTTCTCATTATACGTTACATCTATTTATAAGTCAGACTTATTCAGGAAATGTAGCACCTGTTGGTTGAACGACAAAATCGAGTACAATAAACTCAGCCGTTCGTGTTGGTTGAATAAATATCTGACCAACTAATTGATTTCTATCCACAATATCTGGAGTATTATTGGAATCATCCATTACTACTCTAAATGCACTTAAACCACTATTAGATTGTACTTGTTCAAGATAAGGATTTACAATGTTCAAGAAACGATTTCTTAGTGCTTGAGTATTTTGTTCAAATACTAAGTATCTTGATGAACTTGCAATAAACTTTCTTAATGCAATTAACAACCTACGAACATTGATTCTATCTAATGCTGATGGTTTAGATTGTAGTGTTTTCTGTCCAAATACTACCACACCTTGACCAGGGAAAGAAGCGATTGGATTGATTCTGTTCTCATACAAATCATCTCTCTCTGAATGTGTTAGTCTTGTCTTAGCTTCTAATACCGTAGTTAAACCACCACGATTCAAACCAGCTGGAGCGAACCATTCATGTGATACTTGGTCTGTAAAACTGATAACACCAGGTATTACTACTGAAGGTGGCACCCATACAGGACTATTTGTTTCCCTATCTACAATTTTTACCCAGGGGTAATAAACACCAACATAATTTGTATCTAATGTTTTAATTGTTGACTTTACAGTATCAATTGAATCAGAGTATGCTGTAGCATCCATTATATAGAAAGCATCTGCTCGAGTTTCCGTCTTAGATATTGCGTGATTAGTTATCGTTGAGTGTAATCCATGAATCACACCAGGTGTTACCAATAGATTAATATCAAACTCATCAGGATTACTTATAGCGTTAATAGCCCTCTTATATCCAACTGAACCACTAGCAGAAGAATCTGATAAATCAAATCCTTGTGTATTAGTAGATGAAATATCTGGACCTACCGAGAACGGAGTTGCTGGATTGCTTCCGTCAAATCCCCATTGGAAAGGTATTGTGAATTTTCTCTGTGCAATCGCTGAATTTGTAAGTGATATTAACTCTGTTCCATCTGCAAAAGTAGAAGCTAATGTGCTTGCATCAGCGTGACCTAACATATTTTCAAGAGACATAGTTACATTATTTCCCACATTTGCAGCGTTTGGTATTGGACCTAAGTAATTTTGACTATCTGTAATACTAAAGTTGAAACCATAGAAAACAGTTGAATCATAATCATTACTTGCATTTGTTTGTTGTATTCTAAATGAAGCTGAAGGTACATTTGTAGTTCCTGGAACAGTATTATATACTGCTTTGAATCCCATTGGAATTACACTTTTTGGAAACCTAAATACTCCATCTTCTACCATATCTGCATAGTCACCGACTCTGACATATTTACTCAAGTTAACGAAATCACCATAATAGGTTAATTTACCATCTGAGTCTATCTCAACCCATCTATCACCAATTCGTTTAGCAAAAAAGTTTGGTGAAATTGGGTCAAATGTTAAATTATCAAATTGTTCTAATATATTATCATTATCTATGTTACCAGGATTATGTATTCGTACTTGTATTGAGAATGAACCAAAATCTGAACCAGCAATATCCGTATCTGGTTTTATATTTAGTATATTAACTTTGTAAGAACTGTTTATATCACTACCATGTGAACGAGTGTAAACTCTAAATAAACTAGACCTAGACCCATTGGATAGTTGTGATTGAATATACGGTGTTCTTCCAAAACTATATGAATTATTACCAGTAAAGGTACTAGCATTACCCTTTGTATCATATGAGGTTGAACCAAATTTAAAATCAAATCCAACTCCAGATGCACCATCGTGTTTTACTACTGAAGCAGAGGCAAGGGTATCGACATCACCGACTAGCATACTAGCTTGTTTAAAAGCTTTGTATACATAGACAGATGAATCATTACCACCTGACTTTGATGATTGTGGGTCTTCACTTATTACGTTAGTAATATAATTTGCACTTGAAGTGTTAAATGATAGTGCATAATTTTCGGGTGTTGTATCACTTCCTGAAACTTGTAGACTAAAGGCAGTCCAAGTACCTGCTCCTAATGTTCCAGCAGCATTACTCGCACTAGTATATGTCGATGCAATATCAGCAGTTCCATTCCCACCACCCCTTGATGGTGCAAGTATTGCCAATGAATGTGTCGCTATACCAGTTGCACCATCATTTGACATAAATGATGCGGATAACGTTGCTGAATAAGCAACTAATTCAAGTGCATCTGCAACATAACCACCGATACCAAGTACCCTGACTATTGTTACGACTCCTGCACTTCTTAAATATTGTTCTACTGTGTATGGTGTGTAAAATCTTCTATCAACTCCGCCAAACATCTCTTCAAATTCTTGAAAATTTGAAATTTGAGTAGGTGTGAATGCTGGGCCTTTTTTAGTTGGGCCAATAATTGCTGCACCTATTTCACCGATTGCTTGAGGGAGGAATGAAAGATCTCTTTCACGGGTAAATACACCAGGCGAAACGATTCTCTCTGCCATTGTAATTCTCCTAATTAATTTTATATACTAAATCTTTGAATAAGCGTGATTATTCTATAATAAGTATGATATAGCTTTCCTAAAATGTATTATTTAGGGGTTTTTTTTAAATTAATTGTTAAGTTGATGGTGTAAATACACCTGTTTTTGGATCAAGTTGACCAGGACCATATTTTTCGTTTAAAGTTTTAACAATATCACGTTCTTCTTGTTGAACTGTCTGATATTCTGTTTCAACTTCTTCAGTACGAATATTGAGAGCATCAATCTGTTGATTCAATAATATTTTTTGAACTGCAAGTTGTCCTAAGACGTTTTGTTTTTCTCCGTAATTAGTTTGTAACGATTGTAATGATTGTAGCTCTTCATCTGTGAATTTTAGTTCTTTAGATTCTTCTACAACGTTTGTTTCTTCAGCCATAACTATATTCTCCTATATTTTTATAGTCTCGTGTTTAAATAAATATCATATTATATTTGTAAATAAACTTTTTTTTTATACTTCCATAACCTTATATAAACGGTCTGTATCATCAGAACCTGTTAGTGCATTCATCTTTGTAGTAGCATCTGCTTGTGCATCACTACCACTATACTCCCATATTTGCTCACCACTACCACTTAGTTTAGCAACGTAAATATCACGTGATGCCCATTCTGGATCTGTCCAAGTTTCACCATTTCTATCCACACTTGATGTTGGTGATGGTAATAATTGTTTAAATATTCTATATGGCATTATATTCTCCGTTTAATATAAATATTAATTTTCTAATTCTTTAATTCTTTTTGCTTGTTCTTTTACTTTTTCTGATAATTCTTGGATTGATTTAATCATCATAGGTATCATTCTTGATTTTGATATAGTTTTGAAATCATCTACTTTAACATCGTCAATAGTTCCTTTACCTTCATCCATATAAAATGGAGCGACTTCCTTTACTTCATCAGCTATAAAACCTTTATAAATTCTTCCGTCATCTTCGTGAAAGTCATCTTTACCATTATATTCAAAAGATACTGGTCTTAATTTATTAAGCATATTAAGTCCATCTTCTAAGTCAGTTATATTTTTCTTTGTTCTAATATCAGATGATAAATCACTAACACTACCATCATTAGTAAAAAAGTCACCATTGTAACCGATTTTTGCCTTTACTAAATCATTGGCTACTTCAAATACAATGACACCATTTGAACTATTATTTCCTGCTTTTAAAAGTAAGAGTCCTTCATTATCAGTTCTTTCATTTCCACTAAGATAAATAGTTGCACCTCTTGATTGTCCATCAGCACCTGCACCTGCAAGTCCAAGATACCCATTATCTGAACCATCTGTTGTTAATACAGATATAACATTATTTTTAGCAAGAGTTAACAAAGTTGTGGGGTCTGTTCTTGCTAATCCAATAGCCATTCCACCAAAATGACCTGTTGCTCCAGCATCTGAAGAAGCGTAGAATGCAGTACAAGAATCATTACCAATCACAGCTGTGTTATTTCCTTGTCCTGATGTATCATACCCAATTGCAATTTGATTTTGTGCATCAGCAGTTGAAACATCTGCCTCAGAACCAATAATAACATTTTGGTCACCAGTTGTTAAATTTACATCGTTTCCTCCAGTATTTTGACCAAGACAAGTATTGTCAACTCCGTTTGATATAGCGTGACCAGCCTTATAACCAAGTGCTGTATTTTGATTAGCGGCATCTGCATTGCTATCTGTTAAAGCTTTATACCCGATTGCAGTATTCCTATCTCCAGATACCATACTTACTAAAGCATTGAATCCCATAGCTACATTAAAATCTCCATCAGTTAAAGCCGTTCCAGCTTGAAACCCAACAGCTACATTGGAGTCACCACTTGTAATACCATGCAACGCAGATGAACCTATTCCAACATTACTTGTCTCTGCGCCAGAAGCTCCTTTACCAGCTTTAAATCCAACATATGTATTGTCACCACCTGTTGTAATTTTTCCAGCTTCAAATCCTACCGCTGTATTACCTGCTACAGCTACCATAGTTGCAAGAGCTGAGTGACCGATTGCTACAGCAGAGTCTCCACCATCTCTTGCAGCTGCAGCGTTATATCCAATAATAACATTAAAGTTTTCACTTGTATTAGCAGATGTAAATGCATTTCCACCAATAATTACATTTTCTTTAGCAGTAGTTAATTGACCACCTGCATTTTGTCCTATTAGAACATTCTGATAACCAGTCGTCAATGCATCACCTGCAGCTACTCCGATTGCGATGTTATTATCACCAGATGCTCCATCTTTATTCATAGCACCAAAACCAATTCCAATATTATTATTTCCAGTATCTCCAGCACCAGCGTTTTTACCAAGAGCTACTGATTGTGAAACGGTTGTTCCATAATACATAGAATCTCCACCCATAGCAACATTTGTGCCACCTGTAGTTACACTAAAACCAGCGGCTTTTCCAACAAGTGAATTATTATCACCATCTGTTATATTAGCTCCAGCCGATACTCCTATTAGTGTATTGCTTGCACCACCTGTTAAATCATATCCAGCTTCATTACCTATAACTGTGTTTGAGGTTCCAGTCATAACTCCAAGACCGACTGCTGCATTTCCTATAA